CGTCGTGCTGAAGCTGGTGTATCCGCTGCCGAGGCTAGTCACCGCCGCCGCAATGTTGTTGACGGTTTGGCTGGTTGTGCCGCTTGCAGAGCTAGTACCCGGCACCTCATCACCACCCTGATAATATTCCGACAGGCTAATCGGGTTTGACCCGCCGTAATACGTTTGGATTTCACTGAACGAAATCGTGTTACCTGCGCCACCATCGACTGCCATCTTTACGCTCCGTCATAGCTGGACAAATCGGCAAATGCCGTGATGTCGTCGATGACCTTCAGGTGGCCTGTAGTCGTCAGCAACATCTTGGCGACCGCGTTGTGCCGGAAGACAAGCTCGTCTGATGACGTGACCACCACCGTCCAGTCAGTGCTTGCGCCGATCTGGATTGCCACGTCCGTGCCAGTGTCGCTGGCGTTGACGTTGGTCGCCTTCACGATGGGCGAGTTGATAACGTCAACCCTCTCTGTGCCGTCCGCGAAGTCGGCGAGATGGGACATAAGCTCCCTCAAGGCGTTATTCAAATCAGAAGGAACCATCACCCCTTCACTGAGGTTGATGCCGCCCAGCGAGGTATTGCTCGCCGCCGTATTGTTATATTCGCGTAAGGTATCGCCTGCGCCCATTGTGTTTTTCCTTTACTGATTAAGTGGGTTTGACGAGCCGCCGGGATATCCGCCCTCTGGCGTTTTGCCGAGTTCTTCAAGCGGGGCTGGCTCTTTGCCGACAACGCCATCAGTGACCATCGGTCGGACAATGCCCCCGCCCTGAGCCAACGCTCTACCCACTATAATCAAGTTACGCTCGTTAAAGAACCCGCCCTCGCGCCCGGCAGCGATCTCCTTGAGCGTCTCAACCGAACCCTCGCCAGTGATCGTGTCAGCCAGCTTCCTGACGTTGACGTTCTGAAGCTGGCGTGCGGTGGCGTCGCTGGCGGCCCCCAGAGCGCGCCACGGCGCAGAAGCGAACTGAAGCAAGCCCTGAAAGCCTGTCCTGTTAATAAGCTCCTTTGCGCTTTCCTTTGCCGCTGTGTCTGTGCCTGTGTAGATGGCGCGAGAGGACGCCTGCATAACTTTGAGCAGGTTGTCCATCGCCTCCATCTGATCAGGCGACAGCGCGGCCTTGAGGCGTTTGTAACCCTCTCCCTGACCGAACTCCGTCCAGAAGCGCGCCGGGGCCATAGCCGCCGCAACGTCTGGGCGGGATATCTCGCCTTGCCGTATTTTAGACGCGCCCTCCCAGATGCTCTCAAGTGCGCCGCGTGTAAAGCTGTCCCAGATTTTCTCTCCGCCCTCGACCTTGAGGATGTTCGCCTTCGCCGCAGCGATAGAGGACGGCGAGGCGTTCTTGAACAGCCTACTCCCCATATACTCAAAGTCTCGGAGGTTCTTGTTGGCAATCAGGGGCAGGATGCCACCCTCAACGTCGTCAATCGGGCGGCTCAGGTCTCCGTACAGCTTGCGGACGCCAGCGTATTCTGGGACTTGCCTGTCCATCTCCTGAAGAAGCCTGCCCTGCAACTCTCCCAATCGAAGAGCCGTTTTGTTGTTCCCAGCGCGGATGGCCGCGTCAACAGCATCCCCCAGAGGCTCCTTCACGTTGTCTTGAATGTATTCAAGGCTAATGTTGCGCTTGGGCCTGTAGCCGACCACCTTGCCAGCGTCATCCTTTACCGGGTCAGCAATGAACTTGAGAACCTTCTTGATCTGTGACGCATAGACAGGCGTCCTGACAAGCGCCTCTTCCATATCTTTGACAATGCCGCTCACGTCAACGCTCTTGCCTTGCTCAAACGCCGCCCTGTATTGCGGACCAGCGACACGCGCCCGATCCTTGGCAAGTTGCGCCATAGCTTCTTCAGACGCCTGCGCCATCTGCGCCCCGGCAACCTCACGCGGCGGCGCACCCGGCGCAATGTCTTCAAACGCCTGCCCCACAGCGCGACCGAACTGAGCGCCACGCTCGGCGGCGAACTGCGCCATCGTCTCGCCTGTGCGAGGGTCTCCAGCGAGAGCCTTCTGCATCGCGATCAGGTCAGCGTTGCCGGTAAGTTCCGCAGGAGTGATCTTGATGTTTGTGCCGTATTTTCTATTGACTGCGTCAAGCGTTGACTTGAGCGCATTGGCTGCTGTCGAGCCTGTCTGCTTGATTGCCCTGTCGAATTGTTTTGCTGCATCCTTAATCGCGGCGCGACTGAGGCCCTTGCCAATCAACATGCCAGTCAGAGACGCAGTCAGATCAATCGCACCCTCAGCGGCGACGCGGAGGGGGCTGATGCGCTGACCAGCCATCTGCCGGGCCACCGCCTCGCGCAGATACTGCCCAGTCATTGCCCCGGTCGTGCCGCCAGCGACCATACCGCCGGGGCCGAAGAGTGTTCCGCCGACCGTCCCAAGAGCCGCCCCTGTTGCGGGGATGGATGGGCCGAGACCTTTTGCAAAAGACCGCAGTGGCCCGGGCGACACAGCCTGCAAGGTGCCTCGATCAGTGCGGTAGACGATGCGCCCGTCGCTAACGCCGAAGCGCTCCATAGGGATGCCCATCTGCTGTGAGTAATAACGCATCCGCGCCTGCGGGTCTTGGATTATCGACGCAGCCGCAACAGTAGGCACCGACGCGGCGTCCATTGTGCCGGTCTCAACTATGGGCCGGGTCATGCCTGTTGGCGCAAACCCGAGAAGACCGTTGCTCATGCCTATCTCCTTGCCGCTGCGCTATCGGCCCAAACTTGCAGGGCGTCAGCTTGTGTCTTGCCAGCGTTTTCTGGCTTGGCCATCCACTGTCGAACGTAGTCATCAATATACATCGTCTGACCGCCCTGTGTTTGCAGGGACAACGGATACTTTCGCGCCAGATTGTCAGTGATCTTGTCATTGCCAGCGCGAAGTTGCTGCGCGCGGTAAAGCGCCGCCGCAGTGACACTGCGGAAGTTATTTAGCTTCGCCTTGAACTGCGTCGGGCTGTCGTTTACGTCTGGCAGGAACCGTCTGGCGTTTTCAAGCTCGAACTTGGTGACCGCCGCGCCAGAAAGCTGCTTTAGGATTGTGCTGAACAAATTCTGCGTCTGCGCTCGGAACTGAGAGTATCGGATCAGCCCCTCTTGATCTGATGGCGGAACGCCTGTCAGCTTTTCCAATGTAATCTGCGCGTAGTTTTCAAGCTGCGTTGGGATTGTCTGGAACGATGGGTCGTATGCCTGAGCGATGCTGTCAAGCTGGCTTAGAACGTCTTGCGTCTCAAGTATCTGGCCTTCAATCGCCTTGACGGTCGGCTTTGCCAAGTCAGCCCCCGGCACACCAGAGGTGATGGTTATGTTGCCGGTTTCGGGGTCGATGCTTGTAATGGTGCCGGTACTCGGCTTAGGCAGCTTTGCCGGGCCAATCGGCACCAGCTTAAACTTGCCCGGCGCGGAGGGGTCAGGCACCAAGACATTTTGCTGCGTCGCGCCCGGCGTCCCAGCGACGCCAGTCTGAATTGTGCTAGGCGTTTGCGGCGTCACAGGCGCGCCCGGAAGCGGCAAGAAAGACGTGCGCCCGAAGATGTCTTGACCCAGAGTGCCGGTCACGCCGCCAGCGGTAATCGTCTTTGGATCGGGCGCTTTCTTGGTCATCCCCATAGAAATGTCGTACTGCCCCGTGGCGGGGTTGTACGCCCTAAGCTCGGTCGTGCCGGAGGGCGTCATAAACTCCTGCGTTGTCGGCGGCTTGTACTGTTGCTCAAATGCAAACTTTCCCGCCGCAGCAGGGTCAAGTCGAGCGTAGATGGTCGCGCGCGCCTCCGGCGTCTTGGCGAGGGCAAGTTGCCCAAGAAGCTGAGAGCGCTGCCTTGCCTTGGCGGCCTCTACCCCGAGCCTCTGAAGCTCCGCTTCCGCCGTCTTGAACTGAATGTCGCCCAGCTTTTTTGCGCGCCGCGCCGCCAAAGCCGTGTCGTAGGCTTGCAGGCCCATCGCCCCAGCCCGACCTATCCCCTGCCCCAAAGAAATAGGGCGATCTTGTGGGCCACCCGCTTCGAGCAATCCCATTGCAATCGCAAGGTTTGCGCGCGTGCGCGGATCGTCAAAAGAAGTTCCGAGAAGACCGTTTGCCATATCTTACCCCAAAAGTCCCAAGAGGCCGCCGCCAAGGGCATAGAGCGGGTTAACCGCTCCGCCCGGCCCCGCCATCATGCTGCCGATCTGCGCTCCTCCAAGAGCGCCCCCAAGGGCAGACAGGGCAGGGCGGGTGTATTGCGGCGTGATCTGCTGAGAGCCAAGCTGGCCGCCCTGAACCGACGCGAGGTAGTTCGCAAGCGCGGCGCCCGGTGCCTGCTGCTCGAACTGGAACTTCTCGATGTCAGCCGAAAGCTCCGCTTGCTCCTGCGCCTCGCGCGCTGCGCCGATCCCGGCCAGCGTCTCAAGGTCAGCGAAGCCGAACTGACGTGCCGCAGGCGCTTGGGCGATGGCCTCCTGCTGCGCGCGGTACGCCATCGGCGCAAGGGCGGAAGCAACCGCGCCCTGCTGGTAGCCAGAGCCGTAGCGACCGGCCTTGCCGAACTGCGCCTCGACTTGCTCGACAGCGGGGCGGAACGCGGCGGCCTGAAGTGGGTTTGTTCCCATCAGGTTCTGCATCACCACATCCTGAACCGCGCCAATAAAGGGCGAGCCGCTGATGGCTTGCTGACGCAAGCCCGACAGCGCCATTTCGGTCTCAGGCGAGAAGCCCACGACCGTCCGGCCGGGGTAGTATTGCATCGGCCCCTGCTCATAGAGGCGCTTTGCCTCGCTCAGCGCGAACTCTTTGAACGGAGCCGTGGTCGGGTCCGTCAGGGTCTGCGTGACCTGCCTTGTCGTGCCGCCGCCTTTACTCATCTTTGAAATCCCTCATAAGCACCACCGCGCTCTCGCGGTAGCTTTCAAGTTTGCGAGACCAACCCCTGCGCCCGATGATCTCCATCCCGTCGCAACCCTGCGTCTTGGCCCACGCTGCGATTGCAACTTCCGCGTCTATTAGCTCGTCCAAGTCACCACCCGCCAGCCAAATCCGGCACATTGCCTTCTGCGGATAGTCAACGATCTCAGTCACTATAGCAGACTTGTCGAGCGGAAAGAACTGGGCCTTGCCCTCAGCTACCGCAAGCATCACGTCCTGCAAAGTGTGCGATCCGCCTGCGTATTCGAGCGCGTCCTCGATGTATTTCGAGCAGCGCGCCCACTGGTCAACCGATAATAAGGTAGGCGAATTCCTGTGTATGCCCGTGGTTGTTGTGTCCAATTTTCATCGTCCCGTCTGTTGAGGTCGATTTGATGTACGGCTCAAAGTGCGACGGCGTCTCGTTGATCGCCGTGAAGAACACGATGCTCTCCTTCGAGAAGCGCGGGTCTTCATGCGTCGTCTCGGTCACGTTCGCCTGAAGCGTCACATAGCCCCAGCTATTCAGTCCGCCGTTGATTGTGCGGTTCAGAACCTCGGCGATCTCGCGGGTAGTCGCGATGATCGGGTTCAGGATGCGGAAGTTTGCCTTGCGCGTCGTCATCGCCTGCCGATGTCCCTAGCCTCAACCTCGATGCCGAGCGCCTTGTCCCAGTCGCCGGTAAATTTAACGCGCGCCCGGTGGTAGCGCCCCTGCGCGCGAAACGGAGAAAACGCCGAGGCATTGACCGCCACGTCGCTGGTAAATGTCGGAACCTGAGACTGCGTCTCGCGGGTGCCGATGGCGACCGTCACGTCGCCGTCCTCATAATACGGGTAGACGCGCGTGACGATTGAGTGCTTGCCGCTGGACAGCGGTGCCTCAGCCGTCTCAATCGTGCCGGGCAGAACCGAGCCGGTGAAGGTGTAGATTTTGTCGCCGTATGCGCCGCCGAAGAAATACTGACCGCCCTTGAAAAAGCGGCTGTCTAGCTGGGTGCTGAGACCGTCAACCGTGGCGGACAGATTGTCGAGACCCTCGACCGTGTAGCCAGCCGAAAACATCGGCGCAAGCAAGTCAGCCTCGACCTCAGCCACCGACCACTTGTTCAGGGTGTAATTATAAATCAGGATTTTGTCAGGCTGACCTGACGGCGAAGACGTGGACGTGTAAGACCACATCGCGACTTCGTTCAGCGGGTCAACCGCCGCAGACATGCGGTTGTCGTAGTTGCTGTCGAAGTCGTCTAGGAAGAATTGATTGATGCGCTCGCTTCCGATGGGCGAGATGCGCTGACCATCGAAAGAATAGAAGCCGTCGCTGCTCAGGAAAAACACAAGGTTCCCGGCGTTGCACACCGAGTTTTTAAAGTTACACCCGCGCTCGGACACGACCTTGTCGAACTGCCAGATCAGCGGCGGACCAGTGTAGGTAGCGCGGAAGATGGCGCGCTCGGTCAAGACCGTCGCATATTCGCCCCCGACCAAGCCGGTAATCTCGCCGCTGTCGGGCAGGTCTTGGAAGTCGGACTGATCTGTCCCGACGACCCATCCGTCAACGTCATTAAACCCGGACCACTGGACGCGGTAGGGGATGCGGCCCGATCCGCTGTCCACGTTAGCCACCCACACGAAGTCGCGCACCGCCGCAATGAAGTCGGCCTTTGGCGGAGAACCGGCGAGGTCAGCAAATGCAGAACTGGTGCCAAGTTCAAAATACTGAAGTTCCTCGCCGATACCGCCTGCGGCGATAACATAATCGCCGAACTGAATAAACCGCCAGCGCTCACCGCCGGTCAGGTCATAGCCGCCCGTCTTCTTGATGTCATCGAGATTGTTTGTGGTTGTGTTGTGCAGGTAGAGCTTCGCGTCGTCACCGGCAAATAACTTGGTGTTGTTTGAGCTATCCTTCGCCGCGAAGATGCCGCGAATAGTTCCGTCCGCCGCGTTCGAGTACGACACAAAGCTGTTCATCGAGTGGTAGCCCACGGCGCTGGGCATGACGTTCGTCGCGACCGTCACGCCGGGGTTTAGGATGTCAGCTTGGTCTGGTAGCCACTCGCCGAACTGTATCACGCAAACCCCCTCGCTGGTGTTGCTGGCGGTGTAATCGTGTCACCACCATCCTCAAGATGCTGGATGAGCGTGTCGGCCTTATCGGACAGCTTGCGAAGGTTGGCGTGGTAGCCCGGCACAGCCGCCATCTCGGGGTACTCGTTGCCCTCGTCGTCGGTCAGGGTGTTGCCGGTAGGCGCATAGATGGCCCCAATCTCGTCCACCCGCACCCACGCTGTGGCCCGAATGACATCATTGTCATCCTCGTCCTGCGTAATGATGCTGTGCGGGTACACCGTCTCTGTGCCGGTGACATTGCCCTCGTCATCGTAGGTGTCGCGGCTTTCGCTTGGCCCTTTCAGTGCGGTAATCAGAGCGGCCCTGTCGGATACCTTGATGTACCAGTCGGTCTGAGGCGGCGGGGTGTCTTCAATCTCGTCAGTCATCAGTCACTCGTCAGCGATTGCAGTGTTACTTTGGGCAAGGCTCTGGGGAAATATTGCACTCTCTCAATATGCCCGGAATACTGATTAGCCGTATACCGCAAGCCAAAAGCAATCTCGTGTATACCGACAATGTCCGCGCCGAGAGTGCCTGTCGTTTCATCCGAGCCGTTAGCGGACATATCCATTGATGTTCCGTCATATGTCGTCGCAATCTCATTTCGGTTTGACAGTGTCACAGCTTCGGCTGTCTGCAATTCTGTGCTGCCGCCGCCCTTTGAAAAGTTGCGGAGTGAATTGCCAAATCGGTATGTGTGACTGAGATAGTTGTCAAAGCTGTCAGCGTGCATTGAAAGGACGGCATGTGTGTCAGTGCCAGTACAGGATGACAAGCTGTACAACGTCCCCTCGGCGGAATTGTACTGCTCGAAGGGATAGAGTTCGCGGACGCTTACGTTGTCCACCTTGTACACATCGTCTGCTGCGAAAGGTGATACTCGGAAAATCGCAACGTGTGTGGCCGTGGTTGTAGCTGTGAAATCAACAGTTACGGTTTGATTGCTGCCACTTGTAATTGAGGATGACCCCAGCTGACCAGCAAAGAAAGAAGAGTAAATAACTAAACTTGTACCAGAGCCAGATACAACGCTTAGTTCAGCCGTCGCCCTATACCTTCTGCCGATGACTGTAGGCGTATTTGCCGCTGATTGATAAAAAATACCAGCGCCTGAAGCTGTTGATGCACTAGCAGTAACA